TGTCAACATCATCAAAAATATATACACATTGTTCTGGTTTTCTAGCTTCAAAAAACTCTACTTCTTTTAAAACACTAGCTGTATCGTGTGGCCCATCAAAATGAACTATTTCATATTTAGTAATATTAATTTTAAAATTATTATAGATTGGATAATAATCTTCATATCGTTTAAAAAATTCTACGTCTTCTAAATTTACAAAATTAAATTCAGGATAATCTTTTGAAAAATCCTGCAACATATCTTGTCTCATAGAATTAGTATAATCTAATCTAACATTTAAATTACTATCGTGAGTATTGTATTTAATATTACCGTATGGATCTATTCCAAGATGAGTTAAAAAAGTATTAGGATGATATTTACGATAAGCATCAATAATAGTTTTACTACCTTGACCTCTTCGAACACCTAATTCAACACTAACTCCAATAGGGTCTTTTAGTTGCTTAACTGCGTTGTCTAAAAATTCGTATTCTAAACTATCTCCAGTAATCACGATCCCGCCGACATATCTATTTCTGGTACGATGATTTTAACATCTCTACGAATGTCTTCAGGTTTTGCTTCTTGATCTGCTTTAACCTCTTCTTCATTCTTATACACCTTACCTGTTTTTATATTTTTTATTGTGATCTCTGAATCACACAATACTTTTACAAACTTCATTAATTACCAATTAATCCTCTATTATTTTCTAGTATTGATATAGCACCACTTATACCTGATGTATCCGTTGTGTCAAGTAACAGAGAATCGTTTTCTTCTAATATAATAGGCCCCTTTGCAACATTACAAATAGTTGGCCCACTAATACTTGCATAAGCAACTAAGTAAGTTGTGGATGCAGAATTATCATAAATTGATGCTTGAACAATTTTACTACCACCTGTATTGGTTAGTTGTATATTTTGTATGATTGCTCTTGCAGTTGCATTACAAGTATACACAGTTGATTGCGCCGTGCTTGTTGGATCATAGAATGCGTTTTTATATACGTTACTCATTATGTTAAATCAACCCATTTTAATGTACCACAGATGTCATCACCATTTGATCCACCTTTAGCACATAGTGTTAATGTATCAGAAGAACCAGCAATTGTCTGTCCTAATTGATAAGCAAAGTTAAATCCATCTCGTGCAAATTGTAAATTGTTTGCACCTTTACCAGACAAATATGCTTGGCCTACAACCGTTCCACCTGTGATTGTGGTTGTTCCTGTTAAATCATATTCTACATTATCAGAATAACTTGTATATGAAAATGCTGTACTTGGTGTTGCATTCAATCTTAATTCTATTTGAAAATCAGAGTTAGAAATAGCTGACGCTGCAATGTCAATTGGAATAATTACTGCATAAGGTCTTCCTGATTTAATTCGTATTGTTGCTAAATTATAATATGTTCCAGCTGTGGTTAAATTAACTCCAGCCAATGAAGCTGTTCCAATAGATTGACGTAATCCTTCTGGTGCATAACCTCCTTCAATTATAGCAGTTGAACATACTTGTTCTAATGTAGCTGAACCTGTTAAAGTACCTGTTGCTTCTATTTCATATCGTATAGGTAAGTTTGCTGTTTGCATATAAACAGTAGATAAACTATTTGCATTTAAAAATGTATGTGCTGTAATAAATTTACCATCAATTACAAACCCAACTCTAACAGCTCCCATTCCTAACCATTCATAATCTGTAAACATAATGGTAGCTTTAGTTGGATCAAGTGTATAACCAGAAGCTCCAGTACCATCAAGTTTATCTCCATTCCAAGATGATTGATTAATATCTGTATCTACAGCAGAACCTGAAGTATAAGTTCTTCTTACAATTCTATATCCCGTTCCATAGTCTTCAAAAAAAATTCCATTGTTTGCATCAAATGTTCCAACTCTTTGCTCTAAATTTTCTTCTTGTGTATTCATTACAAAAGTATTTAATATCAATAATGACTTACCTGGTTGATATGACATCACTCTTTTTGATTGTCTAATAACTTTATCGCCACTAGCTGTGGTTACATTTAAATTAACGGTTGATTTATTTGCTGTATAAGTAACTGTTCCTGAGCCTGTTAAGTCTTCATCAAAGAGATTGTTCTTTGACATGACATTTTTAGAATCAAATATAGTAAGTGGATTAGATACTCTTAATCGTCCAAATGCATCATAAGCAGTAGAGCCATCTCCACCACCAATAATTGTTGGTTCTACATTTACATTATTACAAGACATTATGAATGATTACTCCCTATAAACCAAGAGTATCTTTCAGTTTCTTGTTTAAGTTCATCTAAAAATGTTGAATTTAATTGTTCTACAACTAAAGAAACTGCTCTGTTAATTTGTTTCTGGTTAGAAACATCATATTCTTGTTTTGGTTCTGGTAATCTTACTACTATTTTAGCCATTAATAATCCTGTCTTCCTCTACCTGATTTAGATGAAAAAGCTCCTTCTCTACCTGTAGTGCTAAAACCACCACCAGGACCAAGAGCGCCAGGTATGTTTGCAGCATTTCTATACACATCTGGGTTTGCTTCTCTTGCTCTATCTATGGTTCTTTGCTCTAGTGCCATAGCTTCTTGTCTCTTTTCTTCTTTTAATTTTTCTAATTTCTCTAACATTTTTTTAGGGTCTTTATATATGTTGTTCTGTAAATTTTTAGAAATCATATCAATTCTTTTTTGATACGCTCTTTGTAATCCATAGTTTGTTGGACGTCCAAATCTACCACCTGATATTGCATGTAAAAATCCACCAGATACAGGATTGTAACCAGCCATTAAACCAGATGCTATAGAACCAGAACTAGTTAAATTACTTCCATCTTTACCGCCATAATAATCTCGTAACATAGTTGCTCTCGGATCTTGTTCTGGTAAAAGTCCTTTAGCTATATTACCCATTATTCCACCACCTTTTATAAAATCTAAAAATTGACTACCTTTATCTTTTATGTTTTGTAAAATGCCTTTTTTTTCTTCTGGTAAAGTAAATCTTTCTTCACCCGGAACAGTTCTTACATTTCCTAAACTATCAGTAAAAGTTTGTGGTCCAAACATTTGATCAAAATTTGATATTTTCATTACTGTTGGATCTTGAAGATTATATTCTTGACTCATTGGTGCAGAAATTTCACTTGGTCTAATATACCCCGGTGCACCTTCATTAGTATATTGAAAAAAATTATTACTACCATCACTATCTTGTGCATATATAGGGAACCCTGTATCAATAGAAGCTAACCCATCATCTAATGATGTAACAGGTGCATTTTCATTCATGTCTGTATAATATTGATTGTAATCAGCTAATAAATATTTAGGATCAATACCAAAAGTATTTCTTAAACTAATTAAACCTTCATTGGGTTTTAATTCAGGTATTATTGCCATTATCTACGTCCATCCGGTTGTGTGTCTAATCTAAATGTACCAAGTTTCCAACTCTGAGAAGTACCTGTATTGGCAATTTTCAAAGATAAAGCTCGTGCTCTTGCACGAGTGTCTACTTTATCAGTAGAACTTGTTATTGTAAAGGGTCCAAGTGAAGAACTAACATAGTTATCACTAGGATAATTACGTAATTGTAAAGTTATTTGTGTATCTCCTGTCTGTGATAAAAAGTCAGGAATAAATCTTCTTATCTTCATAATATATTCACCATCACCTTGAAATGTAGCAATACCTGTCACTTGACCCTGTCTAGATCTTTGTGCTGTGATGTCAAAATCTCCAGATTCAATATTCGATTGTATAGCGGTTACAGATCCTTCTGATACTTGATCTGTTCCTTTTTCATGTTCATAATATATTGTCGATCCATCTGTATTACCTATAACATCAAAAGAACTATCATCTGCTGCATTGTAATAAGTAGCATGTGGTAATCCAAATACAGCTGAGTCTACCCATGTCGTTCTAGCTAAACTTCCTGTTGTCCAAATAGGTCTTTGAGGACTTGATTCAATGTAGTTATAAGTTACAGATCTATTAACAACTGTTGATCCTTCTGTACAATAGAACCAAGTTATTTCTCCAAACAAATTATTTAATCCTGCATAAATTAATTGTGATGCAGTAGTATTTAAATCATTATAAACATAGTCTTCAACTAAACAAACCATAGATTCTAAATTACCAGAGTATTTAAAGAAACCATTTTCTGACATCCAATATGCTGCACCATCAACTTCTAATGCTGCACTCTCTCCAATCAATCCACAGTTTGTACCTACTTGTGCAAAACCAAATGTAAATGGAGCACCTACAAAACGCATAGTAAATAAAGATGTATCCGTCCAAACGTATATCGCATCTCTACCTCTAACGGCTCCCACAATTCTAGAACCATCTGATAGTCTTTGTGTACCTGCAGTATTAACTGAAGTCGGTGCATACTCATTTATATTTTCTTGATCCGAAAATCTTATAAACATTAAATCTTGTGTAGTTGGGTCACCAATAGTTGTTTCAGTTCCAAAAAACACTAAGTGTCGATCAGGTGTGGACACTAACATATCTCTTGATGCAGTAGGTGCTCCACTAATAACTGTTGCTCTATAGTCTACAGCATCTGTCAAATTTGAATCCCATTCAAAACATTTACCATCGTGAATTAGTGCAATTACTTTTGCACCGAAGTTATCAATAGACCACTCACCAGGATCAACTACAAAATCTCCTGATGCCGCTTCGCCCCAACCAATATAATCAGTAGTATTAGTAATGGTATCTCCTGTAGTATGAATAGCGGCTGTAGTATTTCTTACACCTCTTGTAACACCAGTTAATTCACTTCCAGAAATACCTGTGTAAGATAATTCTTCAGAACCTATTTGAACATAGTTAGTACCTGATACTGGAAATAAAGCAGTGTCTGTTAATTGAATACCTGTTGTTTGAACAGCATTAATAGAACCTACTAAAGTTGTGGTTGCTTCTCCTGATACAGTTCCACCCCATTGTCCTAATCCATAACCAAATCCTGGTAGCTGTTGTGCAGGTCCAACAGGATAATAATGTTGAACTCTAATACCTCCAGATAAAGTTGCTCCTGCTCCTGTTTCAGCAGTTGGCATAGTAATAGTAATTGTTGTATCGGTTGGTCTAGATGTGACCATAAATTTTTTATCATTAAAATCGGATGCTGTATAATTGGATCCTGTAATTGTTGTAAAATTATCTAAAAAAATAATATCGTTTTCATTAATATTATGTGGTGCTGAAAAGGTAATAGTAACTGAAACTGATCCGTTGGTCGTGGTAAATGCATTTGTTAAAGTGGTTGTCGATTTAATTGGGTGTATGTCATAGAATACACCTCCAGTGTAGGCGTATAAAATTCTGTTTGTTCCAATAATAGAGTATTTAGTTCCTGAATTATTAACAACATGATGCATGGCTCTTGCTGCACCTGTTAATTTATTCTCACCTAACTGTGCCCAGCCACCTATCTTTTCAGGTGTACCATATCTAAAACGTACATTATCACCGCCTACCCATTGTCCTTCAGCTGTGGTTTCTGTAATCTGTTTGTTGAATCCTGGTTGAAAACCTATCTTTTGTAGCATATGGCTCCATTATAATACTATTTTACAAATGATGGTAGACCTAACATAGGTCTTCCGTCAAATCTGTTTTTATCAGCAAATGGGCCATTTACATGATTATAATGTAAGAATACTTGGCCGCAAATGTTCCCGTCAAAAGGCTCTCGCCAATGTTCGAGTTCACAGCCACTATATACCAACATGTCACCTACTTCAAGTAATACCTTTGTACCTGCTGGTGCATTAGGTTTTATTATACCTTTATATTCATCAATAACTGTATCTGCACCGGTACCATCTATAAATATAGGCCAAGGATCACCACCTAAATTTAATGTGGTTGATATTTCACAAGAAGGTCTATCCTTATGTCTTCTTAATATATCTCCATTTTTATATATTCTTGCATAAGAATAAGTTGGAATTAATTGTAATCCTGTTTCTCTAGCCATGACTGGTAACATCTTAACTAACAATGTTTCCATTACAGGATCTGCATAATGTGAATACGTATTAGGTATCTGTGTATCTCCCCAAGTACCAAACATACCATTGTCATAAATAATATTATTTTGATACATAAAAGCAGCTGCATCTCTTTTAAGTAGAAAATAATTAAATATAAAATTAGCTAGTTCATAGCTAACTGCTTTTTTGATTACTTGATATTTATTGAAAGCCATCTTGTATAAAATTAAAACTGATTGATATCCTTATATCATTGGTTTGATTAGGTTCAACACAATGCCATAACCATGCAGGAAACATTATAATTCTTCCTGGTACTGGTTCTAGATGTGCTTCACGCCATAAATGTTTTGGTGGTCTACCTTGTTTTCTAACAGGCATCATAGTTTGTATTCCTGGTCTTGGATCATTGACTACTAATTCTCCAGATTCTTTAGTAGCTTTTACATAATAGACACCACTATATAATGAATTAGGATGCACGTGTGGTCTATTATAACCACCTTGATAATTAATATTAGCCCACATATTACCTAATCTTGGTTTACGATCTAGCCATTCTTCTATGTAGATTTCTTCTTGCATCTTATAAAGTTCATTAACTAACTGTTGGTATTCAGGTTTTAAATGCATATCCGTTGTAGAATGCCAACCATTCATATTTGTTTTTTTAACTCCAGGGTCTTGTTGACTCCAATTAATAATATGATTTGCTAGAGTATTATTATCTAGTTGAATATCTTTACCATAAATAATAGTTGGAAAAAATTGTTCTTTAATCATCTAAATGGTTTACCTCCAAACCAAACAACAAGAGATTGTCTAACTCCACGTTTAACAGGATTGACTCTATGATTTAAAAATGATGCAAAGATAATTGCGTGACCTTGTTTCAATTCTGCAAATTTACCTGGTGCCATTAATTCTAAATCACCACCTTCAAACTCTGCTGGATCGTTTAATAATAAAGTCATAGATATTTTTCTAACTGGTGGTTCGTGTTGCATATTCACATCACAATCCATATGCCAATCATAGAATCCACCTTCTGGATATTCTGTAAACTGTGCATTTTCTGTTACTCGAATATCACCAAATCCAAAATGATTTTCATTTGCTTTTTGTATAAATGAATGAAGATCACGATACATATGTGGCATTTCATGAAATGGAATCCAAGAAATAGTGGTAACTCTTTTTTTAGTATCAACACCACCTCCTGGTTTATTCATACCGACTTGTGCTGTTTGTGGTTTTTGTCTTCGACCACATTCAATAATCTGTCGACATTGATCGGGTGTAAATAATGGTGTCGTTGTTTGAACTATCCAACTTTTCCATTTTGGTTCTGTCATATGCATATTTTCGTACATTAACTTACTCCTCTGTTTTCAATTGGGTTGTATGCTACATCACAATTTGCAGCTAAGGTTCTTCTCATACCTTGACCATTGAATGGATACACACAGTGTCTCATATCATATGGAAAAATATAAAAATCTCTTTCTTCCGTATTTGGTTGATAATCTACATTTGCAAACTGACCCGATGCTGAACCTAATATTTGTAATCGTCCATTTTGTGGTTGATGTGCCGATGAATATTCTACACCATAACTTTCAGGTAGTTTTAAAATCATCACAGAAGATAAACCTGTATATAAATTACCTTGATGCACGTGCACTGGATTATATTCGTGAGCTTGCATTTGATTGACCCAAATAGAATTTAAATGCATTTTGTAGTTTCTAACTTTATTCCATTTTAAATAATGGTCATACTTTGACATAAACCAATCTAATACTATTTTAGGAAGTAGGTTATGTCGAACCATTTTAGATTGATCTTCACCATCATAGAATAAACTATGTTCATTATGTATTTTACCTACTAACTGTCTATTAGCAGGATGTAAGTTTTGAAAATTAGATTCATAGACGTGGTTAATTATTTGATACACATCTAAAGGTACTTTATATCGCAATACCGATTGACCTAAAAATATAAAATTAAAATCGGATGTGTCCATACTTCTGTCTAATCCTTTCTGGTATTTTATCTAAATATTTATTAGGTTCTTTTCGAACTACATTTCTTATCGTATGCATATTTCTTCCAACAACTTTATCGTCATAACCTATACCATTAACATTGATTTGTTGCAAGTCTTCAAACTTATGTTTAAAATGTTTGATTCCTAAAAATTGATATAGATCAAAAAATACTTGTTCTGGTCTTGCTACCATATCATCATATTTTATAAAATGGCAAATATCTGGATAATTAAATGCATTCTTAATTGCTTCTAAATCTTTTGCAACTGCACCATCTTTATTCATAATCATTCCTAATTTTTCATCATCTGTATTTAAGTTATATCGATTAGGAAAGGCATCAGGATTTTCTGTATACCATTTCATATATGATGCTAAGACATCCATTAAATCTCTTAAAATAACAATACATTTAAAAGGTCTTCGATAATGTTTTTGCATTAACATTAAATTACCAGGAGTCATTACAGGTCCACGGTCAATGATATATTGTTGTGGCCAATCTTTATAATAGTTATCAAATACTGAATCCATTACATTATCTAATGAATCGTGATCTGGATAATTATGAAAGACATCTGTTTGTTTTAATAAAAACAAATCTTTCATTATCTCTAGTGTTATTGAATTAGGTGTACAAACAATCTCAGGATTCTGATTAATAATACTTGCAAATAAAGTATTACCAGATCGAGGAAGTGCAACTAAAAAAAATAACTGTTTATTCGGATTCTGGTTTCGCGCCAAGTCCATTCGTATTATTCGCTATTGCTTCTTTCTTATTATAAATCATTTCTCCAGATTTCTTAACTCTTTCAATAGTTTGTAATTGACCAAGAACGTTAAATACTTCTGGCTGACTTGAACCTGATGTTAAGGTCTCTGCTTTATTTTTCATAATTAAAGCATAAGAATCTAATTGGTGTCTATTAACATCTTGAGTATCAAACGAACCATCATCAAATTCTTTTTTCAATGTTGACCATAATTTGATTTCTCGCATTCTATCTTTAGCAACGAGTTGCATATTTGCAACTGCATAAGTCTTTTCATCAATATCAATTTGCAGAAGTTCTCGTTTCAATTCATCTGTTTCTTCTTCTAATTTCTTTTTTAATCTTTTTAATTTAACTTCATTTCTTCTGCATTCAAAAGATAATGACATTAAATTTTCTAAGAAAACGTTTTGTTCTCGAACACACTGCCAATATTTTGCAGCTTTAGTTGGATACTTTGCATCTTGTAAAACAGATATTCGCATTTCTGTTTCAGTTCTAAATACTTGTTTTTTAGTCCAAGTATCTCTAAGCTCTGATATCATTTCTTTAAAATCTTTGACATCATTTGGATCTAGTAGATTATTTAAGCTTGGTGCTTCTTTTTGAATTAATGCGTGTATATTACGTTTTTCCTCTGACATTATAAGTCCTTTCGGTTAAGTAGTATATATACTATTCTAAGAAGTAGTCAAGGTTGAAGCTTGCGCGCCTGTTGGAGTTATTGGAGATCCTCCAGTGTATTCATTAGATGTATTTTCCCCTGGATAACCAGCAGCACCAAACATAGCTGATGTGGTTCCTCCAGAAGCTAAAGTAGATACCCCAACAGGATAATTTGCATCTGCAACCCAAGATGTCCCGTTATATAATTCTGTGTTAGCAATTCTAGGAGGAGATTCTCCTCCAATAGCAAGTGCTGCTGTTTGAGTTCCAGCAACTCCTAAATTTAAACCAGTTCTAGCTGTAATTATTGGAGAACTTGATGTCCAAGTTGAACCATTATATTCTTCGGTTGCTGATTGCAATGAAGTAGGAAATAAATTACCACCAAATGCCAATGCAGCTGTTTGAGTACCTGCACCACCTAAGCCACGTCTTGCTGTATTCATAGCTCCACCTGGAGTTATAGCAGTACCATCAAATTCCCAAGTTTCATTTCTTACACCAGGAGATGGAAATGTAAGTCCTCCAAAAAATAAACCTGCTGCTTGAGTTCCAGCAGAGGCATTAGCAGAAACAGTATAAGGAAAAGTTGCTGGAGCAGTTGTCCAAGTTGAACCATCATATGTTTCAATACTATCTAAATAAACAAGAGTAGGACTACTTGTTCCACCTCCTATAAAAGCTGCTGTTTGAGGTCCTGCTCCACCAGCAGTTGATCTTCCAGTGTTTAAATTATTTACTTCAGTCCAAGCAGAACCATTATATTCTTCATTGTTTGTTGTAACTCCAGTACCTCCAGCAACTGCTCCTGCAGAAGGATTTCCAAAACCTGTTCTTTCACTCACAGTTGTATTTAATGTTGCACTACTAGCCCAAGCTGAAACGGTAGATGGACTATAAGCATCGATACTTGAAACGTATTCTTCGGTTGCGGCTGTTATACCAGTTGATTCTCCACCAAATGCTAAAGCTGCTGTATGTGTTCCAGCAGATGTTGTACGTCTTGCTGTAGCTAAACTTGCTGATGAAGTAGACCATACATCTCCATCATAAATTTCGGTTGCTCCAGTCACTGAAGGAGTAGTTCCACCAAATCCTACTGTAGCTGTTTGAGTTCCAGCTCCTTCAATATAAGCTCTAGCAGTATTTAAATCTCCACCTGCTGTCCAAGCAGATCCGTTATATTCTTCGGTTGCTGCAGTAATTCCAGGAGGAGATCCTCCAAAAGCTAATCCAGCAGTTAAAGTTCCAGAACCTCCTAAACCATACCTTGCTGTTCCTAAAGATCCACCTGCTGTCCAAGCAGATCCATTATATTCTTCAGTTCCCGATTGTACTGCTGTAATATATCCACCAAAAGCTAAGGCTGCTGTTTGAATACCTGCTCCTGCTAGAAATCTTCTTGCTGTTCCTAAATTACCTCCTGCAGTCCAACTTGAACCATCATATTCTTCTGTTGCATTTGAATTAGGTGGGGCTTCACCACCAAAAGCTAATCCAGAAGTTTGTGTTCCTGCACCAGCTAATGCTTGTCTTGCTGTTCCTAAGTTTCCACCACTAGACCAACTATATCCATTATATTCTTCAGTTACATTAGTTATAGGAGCTATTCTTCCTCCAAAAGCAAGTCCTGCACTTTGAGTTCCTGTTCCTGCTAAAATATATCTAGCAGTACCCATATTCCCACCACTAGACCAAGCTTTAATCTGTACTAAACTTTTTAAAGTACCAGAAGTCGAGTTATACCACACCTGTCCCTCGGTTGACGAATTTAACGTTGGATCCGAAGCTAAATATTTTACTCGTGTACCTCTAATTCCTGAATACTCTGACATTTAAAATTCCTTATGGGAGGGTTATATCAGTGGGTCTAGGATTCATATCGGTTTTTTGCTCTTCAGGTAAAGCGTCCCACGCAGCTTGTGCCTCTGCAACTTTTGCATCGACAATCGCTTGCGCTTCTGCTTTAGTCTTTTCAACACCGTTCTTTTCAGCCAACCAGTAAGCACCTTTTTCATTGTTACCAATGACCCA